AAGCTAAGAAGACAGACCGCCAAAGAAGGTGGGGAACATGCCGCGCAAGGCGACAGGCAAAGAGGTTTTGAACAGCTCAGGAGCCATGTGGACGCTAGCTGATCGGGCGACGTCCATGGCCTCAGGAGTGTCGTGCTTGGCGTGCTGGAGTAGACCAAGATAATTGAGCCATTTGTTCTGTGCGGACGGGTCGCGGCTTTCAAGAATCATTGTGCGGTAGTGGATGCCACGCGCCGAGTATTCAGGGATGGCTCCGCCGAGCTCAAAGCCACTGAACTCGCCGCGTGGACCATTTAGATTCTTGAACTCCCAAGGGGAGTCGGGAAAATAATCGGAGTCACAATACCGATCAATGGCTTCATCGTCACCGTTGATGGCGACAGTGTCGGCAGGCGTGACATGATTAATCAGGGAGGCAACAACGGCACGTCGAACACTGTTGAGAGGCCAAGTGTAACGGTCGCCAGAGTTCTGCATGGTGGCCATGTTGCCATGACGGCTCCTAGAACTGAGCCGGCGCTCGATGTAGGCCTGAACGTAGTCCTCGGGAAACCCAGACCTGCGCATGACGTGGACGTCGAAGTTCAGGACACCGCCGTCGCAGCCGACATCCCAACGAGTGACGTCTGAAGTGTGGACGCCATTATTGACGCGCCATCGCTTTTGATACTCGGCAATAAACTGGTCAGGATTCATGCGCCTGTAAAAGAGAAAATTGTCAGGAAAGGAGGAAATGATCTCGTCCTCCAAGAACAAGGCGAACGGAGCGTCGGCAAGAGTGTGCATGATGTCATATTCGTGGATTAGTTGACCGGGAATTGCCTCCACCTTGTTGCGCTTTTCATCTTTCTTGATGATCTGGTTCTTGAGACTAATGATGATGTCACTGGCAGTGCGAGAAGGATCATGGGCCTTGAGCTTGGACATCACTGCGGAGTAACTCCGCTTGGAAGCGTACTCGTTGACAGCGCGCTCACAGTACTGCTCGAATTTGGGCGCGGTCCACATGGGAGGTCGCGGCACGAGCCGGTCATACTCGTCACACAAGTCCTTTCGCGGGCACCGGAGCATGCGCTCGGCGTTGGCATTGGCAGACTGAGGGGTCAAGCGCTTGGCGACAGAGAGCAGATATGTGGTGGTGTCAGCCCGCTTGTGAACGTGGGGGTTGACAAAGGCGGTCTCTTTAAATTGGTCGGTAGCGCCCGTGGCGCCCGGGAGCTCGCGATGTTCCTTAGCGTGAAAGTGGACCTCACGGCAAATTTCCTCCACCGGGGGTCCTGCGGAAACAAT